TCCGACTTAATACTAGTTATATTTTCCTCGTTTTTACTTACCCTTTTACCTAAATCCACCATATTACTATTTATTATCTGTATGTCTTTCTGTGTTGCTAATATAACTGTTGGATCTACTTTTAAAGTTACACTAGATGTATTGCTGATTTCTAAGTTTGTTCTTATAACCAAATCTTTTGTACTTCCATCTTGAGCCTGTGGTTTATATGTTTCTGGATATTTACCTATGGCTAGCATATTATTTTCATCATCAAAAACTCCAGCTTCACGTATCATAAAACCACCAACGGAACTTGGTATTATAACTTCTATAACTACCCAGTTAGGATTGTTTTCATCTACCCTAATAGAATTTATATTACCTTGCCATACTTCATTGACTAAATCCTCTTGTTCTTCTGTTGGGTTATAATATTTTCCTCCACCATCTCCAACCTTAAGAGTTGTAAAATTAACTTTGTTTCCTAATGCAGTTGCATTAGCGATTTTAGCTTTTCCCACTTTAGTTAGTATTGTATAAAATTTTTCTGCCATTAATTAAGCCTCCTTTCTAGGATATACTGTTATATTTTCTACTCCTGTATTACCACCCATAGCTATATTAACCTTACCATTAGACGCTATATCTTTAGGCATCCATGGGTATACAGTTATTTCCTCACCACTTGTTATAGCACTGGCAAAATAAATGTTAGTATTTATTTTCTGGACTAAAGTAGAACTTAACATCATATTACATGGAATAATATATCTAAAGTTATCTATTATTTCATTAAACATACTCCAATCAAAAGTGTTTATTTCAACTTTTAATACATACTCATCATTAAGTACCTCAACTTTATAGTTGCTCTCACCAAACAAAGCATTTAGCTATATTCAAGTGCTCTATGAGTTATAGGCATCTTATCCATTTTTCTATTTTTAATTCTTAACTTTCTAAACTCTAATGTATCATTTAATAAGTCAGCCCTAATTTTAAATAACTTTTCTTGATGTTTTATACCATATTCTGTTGCAGTGTCTATAAAATTTTCTTTTAGGATTCTTTGCTGTCCTTTTTCTAATAGCTCAAACTCTACATCTTGTGTAGAAGTAATTTGTTTAAAATCTTCTATATCAGCTATTTGTGGTGGTAAAAATTAATTAATTTCTTTTTCACTCAATACCACCTCTTTCAATATTGGAACTTCTTCACTCTCTAAAGTTAAATTTTCCTCTTTATCATTTATCTTAGTATTAAATAAATCAGCTACACCTTCTACATTCAAAATTCTAGCTTCAATTTGGCTAATTCTAACTATCGTATTATCATCTTCATGCCATTCCTTTCTAAGCTGCTTTAAATATTCACTTAAGACTTTTTTTATATCTTCTTGTACTTGTCCTATAGTTAATCCTCTCTTTAATAAAAGCTTAGTTTCTATAGTTATTTCTATATCTTTAGCACCTAACACAGTAACCACATGACCAACTGGAGCAAAACCAAATCCTTTACCTTGGTTTTGTACAGGATCTAATGTAGTTTGTACCTTATCAATCAATTCTGTTGTAGGAATACTGTAATCACTATCTAGAAAGATTATTTTTACAGTTCCCCCCCACCATTCCATATAGGAAACACTTTTACAGTTCCAACACCTTCAATAGCCCTAGTATTAATTTTATAATCTGCTATGTTACCACCATAAGGTTTCTCATTTAAATGCTCTATATATCTATCATATAGACTCTCGTTACTTTCAACATCTTCTCCTGGCATAATAAGTTCTCCTAATGTAGCAATAGAAAGTTCTTCAATATATTCAATTGGTATTAATGGTCCTATTATAGAGTTTCCCTCTATACCTGTTGTTTCACATTGCATTTTATATAAACCAGTAGAAATTTTTTCTACTGCAATAAAATTAAAATCTTCTATAGAAAATCTACTATTCAAAGGAATGTCTATTAATTCATTTTCTTCGTTATAAAAGTATCCTTTTTTAATTGCATAAGTTGCTTTTTCTCTTTTAAGGCCTTCCTCTGCAACTCTTAAATCCAAAAGTTCATCTGGCATATCAGAGCTTGCAAAAGTACATTTTAAAAAATAATCCATATCTGAATACATTTTAGCAACTTCTTGAGCTGCTGGCGCTAAAGCATTATAAATTATAGAACCTTCTCTTTTGTCTAAATCATTGGATATTTTATTCATCATTCTATCTAAAATCACTTCTTCGGTTTGATCTTCAAACAACTATTTCACCACACTTTCAGCAAATTCTCCATAAATAGAAAAGACGGTAAAACTTACTTCTACACCGTCTTTATCATAATTAAACATAAAATTATCAACATTATTAATCCTATCATCTTGGCTTAAAGCTTCTCTTATTCTTCTTTTAAACTCACTTTCTGCTATATCCTTTTGCCTACCTATAAGTCCATTAAGTTCACTCCCATAGTTCCAACTATAGATAAGATACTCATATCTTTCAGTACCTAATATCAATTGTATTGCTTGTTTTAAAGCTTCTTTACCATCTGTAAATCCTACTATTCTATTATCTTTAATTTTATAAGTCTTTGTTGGTTCGATTATTTCTTCCACTTCTATATCTTCATCAAGTATTGCACCTCGTGGTAATATACTAACCTCACTCACACCTACACCACCTTATCTAAAATGACATACTGTTGTCCACCTTGTACTCTCAAAAGTAGTACCTTATCCCCCCCTTGTTTTAAACCTTCTCTAATTAATAACTTATCTAAAGATGTATTTAGGTTACTTTCACTAGAATTATTTATATAAGTATGAGTATGTTTTAAATCTATTTCATATTTAGTTAAGCTTTCAGGGACAATAAAAAAGTCCCTATCTAGCATAAGTTTCTGGTCCACTTTTATTTTTAATTCATCTGCATTTATAACTTCACCAAAAGTTATTTCTACAGGTTTGCAAGCTCCCCACTGCTCCCATACTTGCTTTTTTAATTGTATCTATCATTCCCATATCTACACCACCTTTAAATCAAAATCCATTACAAGTTGTCCTTTAGAAAATTTATGTGTAGCTTCTTCTATAAGGTAATACTGTTTTATTCCCTTTTCTTTTATATCTACATACACACCACTACCAGCTCTTAATTTTAAATCCGCTGCTATATCTGTGCTAATAACATCTTTTAATTTTAAAGTTTTAGTTTCTCTATTTTTAAGCTTTAATGCTGCATTAACCATCTCTTGAATCTGCGCCTTGTTCATTTTTTCATCTACTTTTTTGAAATACTGTAATCTTCCCCCACCTAGCAATGTTTCGGCTATCTTGTGCTATATAAACATCTCTACCCTTAGTATCTTTATTATCTCTTACTATTTTAACTCTATTATAAGTATCACTATCTATACTATTTTTCCAATCATAATCTCCTAAGTTACTATCATCACTAATAACTACAGGTTGCTTCATGTTATTTATATTTTTTAAGTTTAAATATCCAAAATCATCATATAATGTATAAGTTCTTTTATTGTTCATTAGGGTTTTTTCTAAAGAACTATATATTATATCTAGTAATTTTTTATCATCTTCTAATAACTGTGGTATAACATACCCTGTATCTTCTATAGTCCCTACTCTCAACCCTATATCTTTTGCAATTTGTATTAATATTTGACTTGCTTTTTTATTTTTAAATACATAAGTATCATTAAACAGTAAGTATCGCAATTGATCATAAGCAGTTATTTTTGTAATTGGATTTTTACTTCCTCCATTTTCAAATGCATATCCATAAAACACTGGATTATTATCTACTTTAAAGCTTATTACATCACCATTAGTTATAGTAATTTGCTTATCTTTTAATATCTCAAAATCCAACTAGAGGGTTTATCTTTTCTTTTAGTTTTCCAGGTAACTTCACTTGTTAATTCAGATATATCAAATATCTCTCCTTTTTTATTATCTAGTAACAATTGTATATTCACATTAATTCACCACCTCTATGGTAACCTTAAAACTTGTCCTGTATATATTAAGTTAGGATTCTTAATCTTATCTTTATTCAAATTATAAATTTGTGGCCACTTATTACCATCTCCTAGGTATCGTTTAGCTATGTGCCACAGTGTATCATTACCACTAACTGTATGTGTTTTAGGTTTATTAGTATTGCTTGGCCTTAGTGGATTATTACTTGTTTTAACCGCTTTTTTATTATTATCCTTCTTATTTACTATAACTACTTTTTTAGCAGCATAGTTTTTATATCTTTTAAGTTCTATAGAATAATGTATATCTCCAACTTCTCCCCCCCCTTCTTCGCTGGTTTAAAACTTTCTATAGTAAATAAATCATTTATTTCTAAAGGGCTACCAGTAAAAATAAATCTTATCTTTTGTCTTTTATCTCTCCATTCTCTAATTTTTGCAATATAAAAGCTCGGTTCAAATAATTGCTCCGAGCTTACATAAGGATCTTTATGCTTGGGAAAGAAACTTTCAAAGCTTATTTCCATCAACTTAGGTTTATTTATTGTATTAATTTCACCTAAATTAATTATGTCGTATGTTTTATTATTTCCATCTTCATCAAATTCAATTTTCTCTGGTAACACTGGGAGTATAAATCCTTCTTCACCATCATTAATTCCTAAATACATTTTATACATTAAGCATATACCCCCCCCTCGGCACTGTTAGCCAATTCATTTTCCATGTAAGTTTCTATTTTAGATATTATTTTGTTTATGTCTGCTTCCTCTTTAATATCTCCAGTAGTAACTTGCACCGTAGGAGTTAAAGTTACAAAGTTTTGTATACTTTCCATTTCTGCTAAATCCCTCATCATTTCTAGATGTTCATTGGAAATGTCTATTTTATCATCTATATTTTTAAGGTGATTGTTAGCGTCTTTCAATCCTTTATTTCCACTTGGGGGGGATTTGCCACCTTTGTTTTTACCACTATCTCCTGCTGTTCCTAATGTTCCTGGTCCTTGCGCTTTATTCCATGCCGCCATATCTGGCATTTTACCCATGTCTGGAATATTACCCTTATTAAATATATTTCCTAAATCAAATTTATCACCTATGTTTTTACCCACACTATACCCTGAATCATATGCCTTACCATATTCAAACCTATCTAGATGCATTGCAGAAGAATCCATCTTTTGAAATTGAATTTTAGGTTTACCAACTAATTTATCAACAGCACCTTGAAGTCCACTTTGCCAATTACCTACTGCATTGGCAAGGTTCGAGCCGAATATCGTATCTATAGCGGAGGCTATACTTTTAAGTATCCCTAAAACTTCATCTGCCATTGCTGCAAATAGCCTAATTATAGAACCTATAGGATCATTAAATACATTAGCGAAGAATTCCGCAAATGCAGTAAAATGATTATAAAACAAAGCTATAATATCAATGACCAAATTATAAAATGCCACAAATAAATTTCCTATAAATGCAAGTGCTACCATAAATGATCCTGCAATAATACCGGTTGCTGAAACGCTTGTACCCGCAAAATGATTTACTGCCGCTACTGCTCCATAGAATAAAGCTATTAATAAAATTATTGCAATAATAATCCATGTTAAAGGGCAGGCTAATAATGCTGCATTTAATCCATCTTGAGCTATTATTAAGGCAAGTATAGCGGCTGTTTCTGCCCAAGACGCAATAGTGTGAGCAATCTTAGCAATAGTAGTTTGTATAGTTGTTAACCATGCAATTCCCATTGTCGCATTATAAGCTATCATTGCAAATACAATTCCCCAAATGATAGGACTAATTATGCTCCAATTATCAATAAATGTTTGACTTAATGATGTAATAATATCCATAGCTTCCATCGTTAAATTCACAATTATATCTAATCCTACGCTTATGCCATTAAAAAACCTTCAAAACTTCCATTTTTAAATCCTTCATTTATTCTGCTAAGCAAAGGTTTTAAAACTTCTAACGCGGTTTCACTTGCCTGTGCAAACGCAGTTTCTATGTTTGATTTAAGGTTATTAAGTTGAGCTATCGCGGATTGATTAAATTCTTCCAAAGCTTTATCACTAGCACCTTTTTTAGCTAATAATTCATCAAACTTGCTTATAAATTCATCCATACTTTTAGATGCCTTTAATATTTCTGCATCAGCTTTACCAAATCCAAATCTACTCTTTAGAGACATAAAGTCTCCACCTAAGGCTTCTTTTAATGCAAATCCAGCACCTTCTAATCCCTGCGTTGGATCTAAGAACGCTAATTTTTCAGCTGTCTTATTTAAGTCCATAAGTTTATCTGTATTTTTCGTAAATTGAATAAAACTCCTAGTTATAGTATTAAATTCTTTTAACCCATATACACTCTCATTGGCATATTTATTCAAACCCCCCAAAGAAAGCTTTACCTATATCTTTATTACCTAACATACCACTTATAGTTATTAATTGTTGTTCTAACCTTGCTCCCCACCTATAGTTAAGTCTAATCCTTTCTTAGCAGCTTGAAACCCTAAATAAGCACCTACCAGATTCTTTGCTTTGCTTATCAACCCATTGGCTTCGCTAGATCCTCTATTAAAAGAATCATTCAATTTGTTTTGATTATTTTGAGCTTTCTCCTGAGCACTAGCTAATTCTTGCAATCCAGCTGAAGCTCTTTGAATTGCTCCCCCCTCGCAGTGTTTAAAGAATTAGTTATTCTTATATCTTTATTTGCAGCATTATTCATTTGGTCCATAGCACTTATTGTTAAATTTAAAGCTTGCGTAACTTGTTGGAGAGGTCTCGTCATTTGATCAAACATTTTGAGTGCAGTAGATACTGTTGCCATCTATTCACCCCGCTTTCAAACAATAATAAAAGCACCTACATTAAAGTAAGTGCTTTAAGTTCTTATATATAATTTTATCTAACAACGTATTTAAATTCTTTATTATTTGCGTTTATTAAAACAACTAATGATTTATTATCTTTCTCTATTTCTTCTGGAACTTCAGCTATAAAGTGAATCATTCCCTTTTTCAATGGTTCTATTGGTGTTATATTTGTATAAGTAAAATTTGTACCCTTATCTTTCTCTATTGCTGAAAATGTCTTGTACTCATATTTATTATCATAAATAACTTTAACTGATAAAAACTCATCTGACCTTTTCCCTTCTGTCAAAAGGCTTTTTACATCTATTACCGTATCGAAATAAACTGTTCCTGGTTCTTTTGCTTCATAATAAGTATACATATTCTTAGGATTAGGTGGATTTATTCTTTTACCAAATTTAGTATCAATAACTGTAAATTCGCAATAATCTTTTATTTCATTTACTTTCCCTTTATCGATAATGTCTTTCTTATCATCCTTTTTACTTGTCTGAGCTTTTTTCTCTGTGTTATTTTTAGAAGCTGTTTCTGTAGAAACTTCTTGCCCACATCCGCTCATTGTTAATAAAAATACTCCAATAAAAATAGTGCTTAATATTTTTTTCATATGATTACAACCCCCTTTATTAAAAATCACTTTAATAATAACAAATATTGGGGGGGTTTGTTTCAATATTATCTTTTTCTTTTAGTTTTATCCGCTTGTTTCTTTTCATTCTCTATATGCAAATCTATGGAAGCATATATAAAAGCCCTTTCTTTTCTATTCATATTTATTAATGTACTAGGAAGAATTTTTAATCGGTGGAGGGCATAATGAGCATAATTGGCTTCACCATCCCCTCCCTTGATTAGTTTTTTGCTTCTTCTACTAACTCCTGCATACCTTTATCGTATCCATTTATTTCTATAACAGTGCTTGACCAGTCTGCATACTCACCATCAGTCATTCTTGACTTCATTGCATTTAAAAGCTCCTCTGCGCCCATTACTCCCCCCCAAGCCTTTTGTAGTTCTGAATTTTTTAAATCCGGATGCATCGTAGTTTCTATTATCTGATTACTTACAAACTTATCTTGGTCAGTTTCAATCATTTTTTGACCCTTAACTAATTTTACCTTTTTGCATTTCTTTCTAAGTTCGTCACCTTTATCAGCACTTATCGGTTTAAATTTCATTTTCTTCTTTTTGCCACCTATAGTTATTTCTCTTTCTATTTCTTCTACCTCTTCAAAAGAATCCATTAAAAAATCTTCAAAATTATTCATTAATATACTCCTCCTATTAACCTAATACTGGCTTTCCAAATTTATCTAATAAGTCCACATCATCAAACGTAAATCCCATATCTTCTTCAAGCACCTCGGATTCTACATCAAACATTGCCATGGAGACTTCATCTAAATTACAATCTTTTAAAACTGTAGTTTGTTTCCCTATGCTACTTGTTGGATCTTCATTTGTAACACTCATATCAAAATATGTGTCTACTCCAGTTTTCATATACTTAATCATTAATTCTCTAAACAAAGAAGTCACATAATATACTGTTAAGGTACCTGAACCGCTCCAACCTGCTGCTTTATGTTGTTCTCCTCTTTTTCCTAAAGTTTTCACTTCTGTTTTTTTCTTTTCTACTTTGGATTCTAATTTTTTAGCATAGAATAGTTCTTCATTCCTACCATCTACCGTTAAAAATGCTCTAGCTTCTTGTCCACTTATTGTATCTCCTGCTTTAAGAAATCCCATTTACTATTCCACCTCCACATCCATATATAGTTTTTCCATAGCATCTATTGGTTGTACTCCCATTCTAGCTACTACAGAATCTTTATCCTGTCCTCTTTTAATTTCAACATCTTCTGGAACAACATTCTCAAGTGCTCCAATTCCCTGTAATTTTTCTAAGAACTTAATTACATCCTTTTTATATAAATTTCTTCCATCTTCGCTATTATCACCTTTACCAATATAATTGGTTTCCCATAATAGCCTACTGCCATTATTTACTTCAAAGAGTGTTCGAACTACTCTGTTTTTTCTATAATCTTTTCCTTTATCTTCTGTAAAACTTTTAAATGTATTAATATCCTGTTCTATTACTACTTTTCTATTACTAATAGTAAAGACTATTTCTCCGTTTAATAAAGCTTCTTCTATTTCCCTGTTGGTGTATTTAGTATCTACATCAATAGCACCTGGATACTCTAGATAAGTATTAGATTGATTTACATTTGCTCCAGCGGTAGCTCCAGTTACAAATGCAACTGCTTGATTGGATTTTATTACTGTATTATCACTTAAAATTACACCATTTTTAACAGTAATAACATTTTCACTATCAGCTTCGGGATAATTTTCTAGTATCAACTGCACCTGTCTACCATCTTCTTTAAGTCTCTTTATAAATGTAGTTGCCACTGCTTTTATAGTAGGATCTTTAGTTGGAATACCAATAGCATGAAATTCATAAGGTTCAATAGTTGCCAAATAATCTGTATAACCTTGATTAGTAACTGTTCCATTTTCACCACCTTTAAGTGGTAATCCAGCAGTAGTTTTTAATTCCCCAGTACCTTTGAAATCAACATAATCATTAGGTTTTAAATCTTCTATAGCTTTAACTAATTGCTTATCCACCTTATTTCCTTCAAATATAGTGATAACTTCAAAACTTCCTACAAAATCTATACTGTTTTGAATTATTACGGTAATGTTATTTCCTTTAGTTCCAGTACATTTGGCATTTATGGTTAATCCTTCTATTGTAGCAGTAGCTTTAGTTCCTTCATTAAGTCTATATAATAAAAGTGTCTTAGCCTTCTTTAATACTTCTCTAATAAGTAATGCACTTTCATCAGCTATATTGATACCTAGTACTTTAGATAAATCATCATCAGCGTGTATTGTTATAATTTCTTTTTCAGGTCCCCCCCAAGGTAATTCCAATGGTAGAGTTGCAATTCCTCTTTCACCTATTGGCGTTTGTCCTTGCTTTTTAGACTTAAAATTTATATAGGCTCCTGGCCTAATCTTATTTTGTCTTTCCCAAGTTCCACCAGCCATACTATTTCACCTCTTTCTTATTAAACTTTTCTAATATTTTTTTAACTTCATCTATACTATATTGTTCATCTTTTAATAGCGCTTTAAGTATATCTTTTTCTACAACTGTAAACTGCCTTGAATTTACTATTTGTTCTTTAGTAAATTTAATTTCCTGTTCTTTATCTGCCATTTAAATATACCTCCTGTTTCAATTTATTCATTTTAGGAGCTTTTTCAATTTGCTTAAGTACATTGTAATTAAATTGCAACATGAAGTGTAAAACTCCATCTATAATCTCATGTGTCATTTTATTAGATCTATATAAACTATTATTTACTTTTATATATTCAAGCACCTCATAAAGCATATCAACCATATCTAAACAATCTGAATTTACATCCTCTTTATCACTGAAATAATGAATATCAAATGATATATTTTTCTTATACCTAATATTGAGTTCTTTATCTTGGCCTGAACTTAAAACCTTAATAAAAAAACAAGGCTCTTCAAAACCCTGCTCTATCTCTTCATTATATATGGCTGTGTTAGGGAATTCTTTATCTAATACCTGGTTAATTCCTATCCTTAAATCATTTATATTTGCTATGTTATCACCTACTTTAACAACACTTGAGTTGTTATTATAAATAATGCAGTTGCAATAAATATTAATAAATCATATATTGCTTTTAACTTTTTCCCTTGCTTAAATTCATTAAGTGAATACCAATTTACGGACATCATATAAAATAATAGCCCAATAGCTAAAACTATCTTCATATTATCACTTCCTTTAAGCTCTACCATTAAGTATTTGATTCAATAATTCTACTTGTTTTCGTTCTAAAAACTTAGGTAATTGTCTTTCAATCTCTTGCATTGATATTGTGGCCATGAATCTACCTTCAACCCAACCTTTATGGTTTTTAGTTCTATGCCCATACTCAACATAAGAAGCATATTCAGTATTATTAAATATCTCCACTACATAAGAGTCACCTTGCTTTATTACATTTCCTACTTGCCAGTTACGTCTTAAATGTCCTCCTGTTTTAGAGCTACTAGTTGTAAAGTTTACTTCTTTACCATCCTTAGTTGTAAAGGACACTTGATTGCTATAAACACCTACTGGAGTTCTTTTTTTAATCTTTCTTTCAGCTCTAAATGCCATCTCCAACAAAAATTCTCTTATCCACCTTTCAATTACTCTTTCATCAAGTGCCTTTTGAAAACTCTTAGCCATCTTTTTAAAATCGGAGTAATCAAAGTTTGCCATTTTAGCCATTATGCTTTATCCTCTTTATTTAGAATAACTTCCTGGTGTGTATAATAAGGGAATCCTTCTCCAGCTTTATATTTAGTTTTTACATCTAATACATTTGTAACTTCTATAATATCCCCCCCTTGTTTAATTTCTAATTCAGGAGCAATAAAAAGCTTAATCTCATATAAAACTTTGTTTACTGTATCAGTTTGATTATTTTTACTTAGACTTTGTTTTGATACTTTACAAGATTGTTTTTCATACTTAGGAATTGGATTGATTCCTGTTTTAGTTTCTTTAGTAACTGGATCTTTATATTTTTCATATTTATAAATGTTACAAGTACAATCGTACAAGCTTTCAATAGCTTTTCTTGCTTGTTTTTTAGCCTTTTCTACACCTTTAAGCATATTACCAAACCAACTTTCTATATTTATTAAGTTGTGCTTTGTAATCCTTTATTAAGCTATCCTTAAATTCAGTAGCAGAACTTCTGTAAGCTATAGAAGTATCTCCTTCACTTATAGAAGAAATAGAACCTAATGAATTTTCCTCTTCACCTAGGTTCTCATTTCTATACATATCCATAGCCATTTTTAATATTGTATTATTTATTTCTTTTGGTATTTCTTTAATGTGACAATAATCCTTTACTATTTGCTCTACATCTTCTAGTGCAAATTCCAATAAAAAATCCTTAGAATCATCATCTAAGGATATTCCTAAAAGCTTCTTTAATTTTCCCATTGGAGTCATACACTCACATCCAATCTTAACCTCTTGAAATAATTCTAGCTATTGCAATGGCTTTATGATCTATATATTGTTTAGCACTCCCTGAGCCACCATCATTAACAAGCTCCCAGTTAGCACCATTAGCAAGTTCTTCATCTGTTGGTGACAATGTTGTTTGAGATTTCTTTATATAAGAGATTCCATAAGGTGCAAAACATTTTCTTTGACGTGAATATAGAGTATCTTGACCACCATTTGTTTTTGGATCTCTTGACATTTCATACGGAACTTTAGCACCAATATTTTCATAGTCAAAAGCTCCATCGCCTAATACATAAGTTGTATATTTTGTATATGCTTCTACATCACCAGTTTTAGCCACTTCTTCTACTGGCATTGAGTCATCAATTAAAACAGTTCTTCCATTCCATGTTGCGAGTTGTAATTCTCTTTCAATGCCTGTTTCATCTGTATATTTAAGATATGCTAGTAATTTAAGATTCTCTAAATTAGTAGCAACCGCACTATGCATAATAGCTAGGGTAAATTTAGATTTATTATCACCGCTAGCCTTTTGAATAGCTGTATTTAATGTAGTTGATCCTACAACATTTTTATCATCTGCTAAAGTTGTTATATCTAATGTATGGTTATTAACAAACTCTAAATTTTTAGCACCTGTCATTGAGTATATACCTTTAATATTGATAATAATGTGCCTTGATCTACATCATCCCAATATTCTCCTACTTGATTTCCTACATTATCCATGAAGTTTACTCCGCCAGTTATATCTTCTGAAAAGTCACTTTCTACCCATGCCTTAGCTCTCCCTACAACCACAACACCTCTTTCAAATGTAGTTGTGCTTGTAGCTGTAATATCTGTTTGTCCATCATAATTTAATGCATCACCATCAATACGACCATACATAGGTAATACTGCATACGCAGTTCCTGTTTGTGAACTAAAGGCATTTTTAATTTCTGCATTTCCTTTTAATGCTCTTGATTTTAACAATTCATTTTTCTTTAATTTTGGTACTCTTTCTACATAAGCTCCAAATGCTTGTGGATTAAAACTTTTTGAATCAAATTTTGCCATATTATATTCCCTCTTTCTTTATTTAAATTTGTGCATTAGGATTTTCTTCTAGATAGTTGCATAATTCAGTATAAGACATTTTACTTGTATCTTTTGGTACTGGATCTTTTATTGAATTATCTGTTGGTTTTATTCCTGAAAATTGTGGTTTTTGTTCTTCAGTAAATAAATAACTATCACTTTTCTTTATTGTTTCTATTTGCTCATTAAGACCTATAAGGCTTTCACCTTCTAATTTAATGCCTTCTAAATTTAAAAGAGCTTTAACAGCCTTTGTATTTCTTACATTGGCACCTTTTAAAGCTCCTTCTAATGCATAATTAAATTGCATATCTTGTATTTTCTTTTCATAGTCTTTAACCTTGGTTTCATAATCTGTAACCTTAGTTTGTAGTTCTTCATTATCTTTATTACTTTTCTTTAAATCAGTAATTGTTGTATTGGCAGTTTTAAGTTGCTCATTTAATGTATTAAATTTATCTTTAGTAATATATTGCTTACTATTTACTAAATCAACATCCTTATATTTAGTTTGTAGTTCTTCTGGTATTTGAGAATAAGCTTCTCCTAATATTTCATTTAATTTTGGCATATTATTTACTCCTTTCAAAATTATTCTACTAATTCATATGTCTTTTTAAAAATATCTGGTTTGCATGGATAAAACTCTCCATTCACCCCCCCTTTAATAATGTAATCACCTTTATTTGCAACCATAGTTCCTTCTAGTATTTACATCTCCTGTATACTGCACAGCTTCTTCTATATGTTTAAGAGCCTTTTCATTGTATTCACAAGCATAAGAACCTTCTTGAAAACCTTGTAATCTATGTCTTACTATTTCTAATAAATCTGTATCTAGTATACCATTGGTTGAACTTCCTTCTTTACGAGGTCCTTTTTGAAAATTTATATCTACTAGTACACTGTCTAAAATATCTTTATCTTTTTTACATATCATATAAACATGATTGGCTCCACCTGGACCCTTATCATCCAATACATAAACCTCGTTTAATTTTTCTCTTTTTTGAATGGTATTTAATTTGTACATTTATATCATTCCTTTCTTAGCCCTTTAATCCTATCTTTTTACTGTATAAACATTAATTTTTTCACCTTGTGGTCTATGAAATTCATCATTAATTGGTTCTATGTCAATATCATATCCATTACCAATTAGTGCTTCTGTTACTATATCGGCAATACGAAAATCTCCGCTAAATTTAAATATAGCTGCTTTTATTCTTTGTACTCCATGAGTTGACACATCATTCATTATTTTCACCTCCATTTTAAGCAATATATTTCTCATACCATTGCTTGTAATTTGTTTTCCCATCTACATAATAAATCTCACCTTCATAATCTCTAGCTATTCTTTCTATATCTAATGTATCCGGAAAATAAGGAATTATTGTAGTTCTGCAATTGGGATGAAACGGCGGAGCATTAACTCCTATTTCTTTTTCAGATACTTTAAATACTTTTCCATCCAATGATCTACATATTTTACTCGTATGTAAGTCTAAAGTAGCAAGTATTTCATATTCTTTAACAACTCCACTTCCAATATAGCTGTTAAATGTTGCTTTAGAAACAACATTAGCGCTTTCAGTATTAACCAATGTTCTAGCTCTGTTTCCACCTACTTCCATTCTTTCAGCTATTATTTTAGAAGTTTTATCTATGTTATCACCACGGATAAAGGCTTGTGTTAAATTAGTCTGTAGCTCCATAATTAACTTATCTTTGTTGTTCCATATCCTACTACTATAATTATCTCCATGCCATGGTTCTGTAATTACCTTATTTATTGTATTAGTATCTAACTTAGCAAAATTAATACCTATTCCTAAGCCTTTGTGTACTTCAAAGATATTCCTATAATAAGTATCCTCATATATTCCATTTAAAAGGCTTGTGGTATTATCTTGCTGTTTACTATATAAATCTTCTATGCTATTCCTTATTTGAGTTTGTAGAGCTTGTAACCTAGTAACTCTTACCTTATAAGATACATTGTTTAATTCTTTTTCCCATTGTAGATTTTTATTATCTTTAGCTTTTCTAGTAAACTCTTTTAAGTCCATCTTAAACTCATGTAGTTCATTTGAATTTAATAGCCTTCTAGCTTCTTGTAAAGATATTTCATTATTCTGCGAAAATCTAGAATAGAATACCTCTATATCTTTTTGTATGCTACTTAAGGCTTCCATATATTCTAAGTGTGTAGATAATATATAATTATCTACTTTTTTAAATTGCTTACCAGCTACAACTTCTGAACGTTTCTTCCAATAGTCTTTACTCCTCATTCTCTTCATCCTCTGGTATTTCTTCTAAAGGGAAATTTGGATACATTGATTCACGTTCTTCTTTCTGTTTTTTTATCTTTTCTAATTCATCCTTAGTAGCCCATGGATGATTAGCCACTATGGTTTCATCTGATATAATACCAACGCTACTTTGACAATTATTAATACTATCTGTTTCATTTATAAGAGTATCTCTATTAAACACAAATTCTACATTCTCATTAGTAAAATCACCTTGACCAGTATTAATTAAATGTTGATTAATAAACCATAATAGATATTCTAAACTTGCCTGGAATTCTGTTTCTATTATGTTGCAATCCATGTCTAAATCATTATATAAAAACTTAAGAGCAATACCACTTGGAGAGTTTCCAAACTTATCTGATTGAGTATCTACACCTCTTCCAAACTCATAAATATCTTTTCTAGTTTGCTCTATATGAGTTTTATAGGCTTCAACATTAATTTCTAAGTTTCTTGTTTCAACTCCACCTTCACCAGCAACCTTAACAGCTCTGTAAAGACTCATATTTCTTCTAAACTCTCCTAAATTCTCACCATCATAATCCTTGAGAACATAAATAGAATTTGGGAGATCCTCTAAGTTATTGCTATTGTCACTTTTATTTCTGTCATAATCATCTACTAATGATTTAACAAATTTAATAAGTGGCTGTTCTTCATCATTATATTTGAAATATACAAAAGGCACTTTAGACCAGGTAAATGATTGTTTATTTCCTTTATCATCTATCATACTAAAATGCCCTTCATCTTCTGGAGCTTCGACATCAAGTATTAATTTACCATTATCATTAACATATCTTAATACTTGTTTTGTGTCCCAGTATTCAACTTTTTGCACTGTCTTTTTAGTTTTACCTTCATAGACTATAATTTCATACACTCTAATAAGTGCATCAAGTTTTGTATGTTCTGAATCCTTCCATAGTGGAATTATTTCTTCACTAGGCAATCTTTTAAATCTAATTTGACCTTCTTCATTGTAATAAATTTGAGCCCATGCTATACCTTTATTAATGGCATCTTTACCTAAATTCTTAAGTAATCTCATAAAGGACTTATTAAATATATCATCTAATACATTTTTATATGTTTCGTTATCAGTTTGTACACTTAAAGGCTTACTTAATAAATAACCCACTTTCTGGTCTGCAAGCTTTCTAACAAATTGATGTACTAGTTTATTATTTGCTAAGTTCCTAACTTCTTCTAATTCTCCATCTTCACCTATAGCCATTCTTTTACGTTTTAGTATATCAGTATCGCCTTTATAATATCTTTCTCCATCTAACATTAATTGTCTTGTTTGTGAACTATTCCATTCTTTTATTTCCTCTTGAATAATTTCTTCTAAGCTCATTACTGAATTAGCTCCATTACTTAATATTTTATCTATAAAAAACATCTAAACACCTCCTTAGTCAAATGAAATACTACTTCCTCTTATTTCATCTTCCATACCATATCTAGCAGCATCTATAGTGTGGTTATCTTTATCTGGATATTCTCCTTTCAAGTTTCCATCTTTGTCTTTTTCTATTTCATACCCTATAAACTCTCTTTTAGCATTAGGACATCTAATAGGGTCTATTATTATTTCTTCTATTTCCTCACTTAAGAACTTAATTCCATGTTCAACACTATCTGGCCCTTTCTTAGCTCCTTTAATATTAAGACCTAAGGTCTTGAATTCATTTATAGTTCTAGGTTCTGCACTATCAGCAGTAACTCTTTTATTTAATGGGTTTAACTTTTTAATCTCTTTTACCGCCTTGCTGTTACTTAGCTGAATCTTATATATTTCTCCAAATATATATAATCTTTTCCTAGTTTTATCATAATGCATAAGAACATAAGCTAATGGATCAGCAGCATAACCAAAGTCTAATCCATTTTTTAATCTATCAAATACTTTGATTTCTTCATCTGTTATTTCCCTAATAGTTAGATTTCTAAATACTTCTCCACCTGTGCCAGTAACTGCTCCTAAGTAATCATGTTCATATTTTGTAGGATTAACTTTTTTCATATGCTCTGCTTCAATTATAAATTGCTCACCTAACCATTCTCTAGGTACTGACCTATAATCACTATGATGAACATACTTATCTTTTCTAGTTTCAGCTACTTCCTGGTTGCACCAATTCCTTTGTGATTCTGGAGGGTTGAAAGAATAGAATACAAAGAACTTAGGTCCACCTCTCATTAATGATTGATTTATTGTATCTATTTTATTTTTGCCCTCAAACTCATCTGCTTCTTCATACCAAATATATTTAATATATCCTTTGGTACCTTTGTAGACTTAACTTTCTTAGGGTTATCAGCACCTTTAAATCTAATCACTTGGCCTGTAGGTTTATATGTTATGGTTAGTTTAGCTTCTGGTATATGCCATTCATCACTTACTCCTAATATATCTATAGCCCATTTAATTTGATCTCTAACTGATTCCGATAAAGTATCTTTTACTCTTCTTAATATTAGAGCATTAGTTAATTTACCTTCTTGTGCATCTCTCATTATTCCCAATACTATTTCTATGGAAATAAAAGAGGACTTCGTACTACCTCTACCACCTTTAAACCAGTAGTGAGTATGAAGTCCTTTCTTAATATCTTTATGTGCTTCATAAAAACTAGAAGCTATTATTGATTTTAACTTAATTTTATTCATCTATATCATCTACTATTTGCACTGGAACAGAACCTTCAATTTCAACTTTGTCTGTAAATAATCTATACCGCTTACCTAATAGCTCTGCTGCCTTTATTCTGTCTTTAGCTCCGATTTCTTTTTTTATTGTTTTAGCTTCACTCATAAAATCTCCTATATTTTCAGTTACTACTACTTCCTCGGTTTCTTGCCCTCTTATAACTCTTGTGAGATATTGAAGAACTTCATTCGCTTTAGCTATTCTTTCATCCTCTAATTGTTTCATTCTTACATCAATATAATTTTTGATGTAAAGTTTTGTTAAGTTTTCATTTCCTATAAATCTCGCTGTCTTTTTACTATACCCAGCTTTAATAGCTGCTTCTGTGGCATTGCCCGTTTCTATATAATAATCAGCAAATGCCTTTTGTTTTGGTGTTAGCTTCACAATGCCACCCTCCTTTTTAAATATTAATTTTATAATGCAACCACAATATATAGTATGAGTTGTACACACTATCCACAATACGTTGTGTATAACTTAATTTATCTTTGCCTTATTGCTCCTTTAATTCTCTTATAAAATCTATGATTCATACATTTATCTATATCTTCATAAGGATTTAATTTTAATTCCAATACTTCACATTTTTTATATCTATCACAGGCGGGATTGCCAAATAAACAGGCACACTTTAAATCTTTACCTTTCCATCTAGTATTGAATTTATATCTCACATATAATCACCACTCCTGCAAATATTATTTCTTAGCCTTTGCTAAGTATGTAAAAAAGCACCTGTTAAGGTGCTCTCAGTACATATACACATTTAAGTAGGAGGATTTTCACCTCCTTATATTTTTTTACAATATCATTATACTACATGATATCTTCATTTGAATTTAGTATAAACTAAGTCTTATCAAAGTTTTTCCTTGATAAAAACTAAGTCAATAATTTTGTTTATAGCTTTCCTTTTAACTTCACATGCATAGTTATGATCTATATTTAAAACTTGTCCTATTTGTTTATATTGTAATCCTTCAAAACATTTCATTTTAATTACTTTTTTTCAGTATCATTTAATACATTAATTGCATTATCTATTTTTTAATAAGTCTTATTTTTTATTTAATTTATAATTTAATTTTTCTAAAAGTTTTTCTTTATTAATAATTTCATTTCTCAATCATTTAGAATTAAAAAGCTATTGGTGGG